GATGAGAAAAAAGTTCCCAGACCTAACAGGTGACGGAAAAGTTACACAAGCAGACATTCTTAAAGGTAGAGGAGTGTTTAAAAAAGGTGGAAGCAGTAAATTTATCCAAAAAGCGATAAAAAAACCTGGTTCACTAAGAAAATCTTTAGGAGTTAAAAAAGGTAAGACAATTCCTAAGTCAAAGTTAAAAGCAGCGGCTAAGAAACCAGGAAAACTTGGACAAAGAGCTAGATTTGCTATAACATTAGGCAAGTTAAGAAAAAAATAGGAGGACAAATGGCTGAAAAAGTAAATGTAAACAAAGCATTGGACATCAATAAAGATGGCTTCTCTAACGGAGGTATTGATATTGAAACTCCAGGTCAAAACTTGGAGAGAGATCCTAGAACTAAGACTTTAGCTAATGGTATGCAATCAAATGTATTACCAACTGGTGATGAAGTTGAAGTTAAAGGAACTAAAAGAATGCTGAAGTCAAAGAGTAAAAAAGCTACTTGGTACTAACATGTGGTTATCGGCAATTAAATTAGCCGTCTCTGCTGGAAGTAAGATTTATGCTAATAAGCAGAAGGCAAAAGTCGCTATGTCAGACGCACAACTGCTACATGCAGAGCGTCAAGCTCGTGGTGAGGAACAATACCAGGGTAAATTATTAGAAGCACGTCAAAACGATTATAAGGACGAATTTGTTCTCGTAATATTGTCTGCCCCTATAATTGTGCTTGCTTGGGGAGTCTTTTCAGACAATCCAGTTGCTATGGAGAAGGTAAAAATTTTCTTTGAACACTTCGCAGCACTGCCGACCTGGTTTTCCACATTATGGATCCTTGTAGTTGGTAGTATTTTTGGTATAAAGGGTACACAAATATTTCGTAATGGAGGTAAAAAATAATGAGACAAAATGGAGTTAGACCTGCAAGATTCAGATTCAATAAAGGTGGACGTGCAGGAGCAATGGGTGGCGGAAAAATGATTTCTGGCACTGCAAGAAAAGATGAAGCTTCTGGCTTTTATTCACCAGACATGGGAATGAGAGGCGGAAAAATGTATAAAAAAGGTGGAGCCGTGAAAAAAGTTGGTAAGAAAAAACAGGGCTACAAAGATAGAAAAGATGAATCTATCGCTATGAGAATCAAAAAGAAAAGAACACCTGCACAGTTAAAAGCTAGCAGAGATGAGTCTTACGGAAAATTTGGTTCTAAAGCTAAGAAAAAAGGTAAGATCAATAGATAATGAGTCAACGTAACATTAAAAAACTTATTGAGCAGATGCAAGGCAAGAAAAAGAAGAAGACTAAAAAAACTTCTGTTATTAAAGAAGCTTTATTAGGTAGAAAACATTTTTCTGATGGCAGCAACTCAATGATTAGACAAGCTCAAAAGAATTATAATGGAAGTTATATTTCTGGAGACTTAGGGGGTGTTAAAGTTGGAAACAAATCTTATGCAAAATACTATAAAGGGTTAATCTAATGGCATTTGAATATCCGTCAACAATAACAGCTAGAAAAGAAAAGAAAAAAGCTGAAAAAAAGAAAAAAGAAGAAAAATTAATGCAAGATTTTGCTAAAGCTACAAAATCTATACATAGTAAAAAAGAAGGCATGCCTAAAGAAATTGCAATGATTCAATTTGAAGAAGCTATATCTGGAAAAAATGTAGGTAAGGGTTTAGATAAAAAATTTGAAAAAGGAGATATGTCAAGTATTAAAAAAATAGCTGACGCTGCAGCAGATGAAAAACAATTAGCTAGAACTGAAAGAAAAATGTCTAGAGATTTATTTAGAGGTGGTGGAAGAGCTAGTTTAAAAGGCGGCGGAATCTGTAAAAAAGGAATGAATCCAAAAGCTAGAGGGAGAAATTCATAATGGCAAAACTATGTCCTAGAGGTAAAGCGGCAGCGAAAAGAAAATTTAAAGTGTACCCATCAGCATATGCTAACATGTACGCATCAGCTGTATGCTCAGGTAAAGTTACACCAGGTGGCAAGAAGAAAAGAAAAAAAGCTGCTAACGGTGGACTTATGGATATGACTAAAATGATGGATGTCTAATGGCCGAAAAAGGTTTAAGATCATGGGTAAAAGAAAACTGGGTAGATATTGCAAACAAAAAATCGGATGGCTCATTCCCGAAGTGTGGAAGAAGTGGTGGAGAAAAAAGAAAAAAATATCCAAAATGCGTGCCCATTGCAAAAGCAAGAGCGATGAGCAAAGGTCAGCGTGCGGGTGCCGTAAAGAGAAAACAAGCCAAGGCAAATACTGGGCCAACCCCTAGTAGAGCTGCAACATTTGCAAAAAGAAAAAAAGCAGCTATAGGTGGAATTATTGATATGACGAGGATGTATGATATCTAGATCACAAATGCCAAGAGAATTATATAACAAAGGCACTATGCCTGCGAGAAATAAAAAAAACTTTAGATCTACAAAGTCTGGAGCAGGAATGACACGAGCCGGTGTCAAAGCCTACAGAAAATTAAATCCCGGTTCTAAACTAAAAACAGCCGTGACAGGAAAAGTAAAACCTGGATCAAAAGCTGCAAACCGACGTAAGTCGTACTGTGCAAGAAGCGCAGGGCAGATGAAAAAATTTCCAAAAGCTGCAGCTAATCCTAATTCACGAATCCGTCAGGCAAGAAGGAGATGGAAGTGTTAAAGAAAAAAAATGCAATTAAAAAAGTGATTAAGGGATTGGGCAAAGCAGTTAAAGCTCATACTAAACAAGCTAAAATGTTAAAAGGAGCTATTAATGGCGGATCCAAAAAAAGGAACAGGAAAAAAGCCTAAAGGTTCTGGTAGAAGACTCTACACAGACGAAAATCCTAGAGACACAGTTGGCATAAAATTTGCTACACCAACAGATGCAAGAGCAACTGTTGCAAAAGTAAAAAAAGTCAGTAAACCTTTTGCTAGAAAAATACAAATCCTAACTGTTGGCGAACAGCGAGCCAAAGTTATGGGTAAATCAAAAGTCGCTGCTATATTTAAAAAAGGGAAAGAAGCTATTAGAAAGGCTAGAAAAAATGGATGATCTAACAATAATAACAAGACTACAAAAAGACCTGAAAGAAGCTTATCAACAAATCGGTGATGCGATGATTGCTGGAACTGTTGACAATATGGAAAAATACAAATATATGATGGGACAGGCACATGCCTATTATAAAATATCTCAGGATATCTCTAACCTGCTAAATAAGAAGGAGCAACAAGATGCAAAAGGAACAGTCATCAAACTCAACACCAAAGACTAAGTCTGCGTTGTTGGACAAGTACGAAAAACAAAACGAAGAAGCACATCAAAAAGAAGTAGATGGCTATGAACGTTTAAAGAAAAAAGAAACAGAAAAATTACCACAACCAACTGGGTGGAGGATGTTAGTTCTTCCATTTAAAATGCCTGAAAAAACAAAAGGCGGTTTATTTTTAGGACAAGAAACTTTAGAAAGACAACAAGTTGCTTCAACTTGTGGTCTTGTTCTTGCTCAGGGTCCAGATTGTTATGATAAGGAAAAATTTCCTGAAGGACCATGGTGCAAAAAAGGAGATTGGGTTATCTTTGCAAGATATGCGGGTAGCCGAATACAAATCGATGGCGGGGAAGTAAGATTGCTAAACGACGATGAGGTATTAGCAACCATCGACAAACCCGAAGACATACTTCATCAATATTAACATAGAAGGAGTAAACTATGCCAGACACTGAAGAAGTGAAAAAAACAGTTGACCTAGATACTTCAGGTCCTGCAATGGATGTAGACATTCCAGAAAAACTGGAAGAAAATGAAATTGTAGAAAAAGAAACTGTTAAAGAAGAATCAAATGTTCGACCTGTGGAAGATGAAAAAATTCCAGAGGATAAAACATTTGAAAATGAAAGAGAGACTAAACTAGATCAAGCTAGTGAAGCAAAGAAAGATGATAAAGAATTAGAACAATACTCTGAAGGTGTACAGAGAAGAATAGCAAAGTTAACTAAGAAATGGAGAGAAGCAGAACGTCAAAAAGAAGAAGCTGTTTTTTATGCTCAAAACGTTTTAAAAAAACAAAAAGATGCAGAGAGCAAACTTTCTAAATTACAACCTGACTTTGTAGCTGTAACCGAAGAGAGTATTAATTCAGGCGTAGCCGCAGCACAAGCTAAATTAGCAGCAGCGAGAGAAGCAAATGATCTCAAAGCTGAATCAGAAGCTTTAGCGTCTATATCTGAATTTGGATATAAAAGAGCTAAACTTGAGGAAACTAAACTTGCTCAAGTGGAGTTTGAAAAACAACAAAAGGAAAGACCAGCTCCTGAAATTAACTTACAAAGAAATCAAGCAGCACAAGGAACACCAGAACCTAAAGCAAGCGCGTGGGCAGATAAAAACACGTGGTTTGGACAGGATTCTGCTATGACTTACACTGCTTTTGATCTTCATAAGAAGTTAACAGAGGTAGAGGGTTTTGACCCTTCAAGTGACGAGTATTATTCTGAAATAGATAAAAGAATAAGACTTGAATTTCCCCACAAATTTGGTAGTAATACTGATAAGGGAGAAACAATTCGACCGGCTCCGGTACAAACAGTAGCTTCAGCGAAGCGAAGTACCAAATCAGGTCGCAAAACTGTGAGACTCACATCATCACAGGTAGCAATTGCTAAAAAATTAGGTGTGCCACTTGAAGAATATGCGAAACAATTAAACATCACGAAGGAGGCGTAAGCATATGAGCGAAGATAATAAAAGAGCATCCCGTGCGAGTCAGACTAGAGAAAAAGTTTCTCAAAAGAAAAAAGTTTGGACTCCCCCGTCATCATTAGATGCACCCCCTGCGCCAACAGGTTTTAAACACAGATGGCTAAGAGCAGAATCTTTAGGATTCCAGGATACAAAAAATATTCAAGGAAGAATAAGATCAGGATACGAATTGGTTAGATCCGATGAATATCCAGAGGCTGAATACCCAGTTGTTGAAGATGGCAAATACAAGGGAGTGATCGGTGTAGGCGGCCTAGTGCTGGCTAGGGTACCGGAAGAGATTGCGCAGCAACGAGCAGAATACTATGCACAACAGCATAGTGATAAAGTTGAAGCAATGGATAACGATCTTATGAAGGAACAGCACCCAAGCATGCCAATCGATATCGATAGGCAATCGCGTGTAACTTTTGGTGGCTCAAAGAAATCCTAATACGAATTCTTTACCACTGGGATAAACTAAAAATGTTCATAAGGAGGACATAAATATGGCAAATCAAGACGCAGCGTTCGGTCTAAGACCGATCGGAAAAGTTGGTCAAAATGATGCTAATCAAGGTTTATCCGAGTACAGTGTATCTGCTAGTTCAGCAGCTATATATTTCCAAGACCCTGTGAGAGCAGCGTCTCAAGGAACTATAAGAGTTGCAGCAGCTGGTGAAACATTGATCGGTGCTTTGAATGGTATTTTCTTTACCGACGCAAACACAAGTAAGCCTACGTTTGCAAACAATCTGAAAGCTTCTAACACAGCTACAGATATTGTTGCTTTCGTAGCAGATGACCCGTATGAAAGATTCGAGATTCAATCGGACAACACACTTGCCTCAGCGCAAACTGATGTGTTCATGAATTACGACATCTTGTATGCAGCAGGTGATTCAGCTAACTACGTTTCAAAAGTAGAGCTAGATGATTCAACTGTAAGTACAACTTCAGGTCAGCTAAAAGTAATGGGAGTGACTACTAACATTGAGAACAACGATTTAACAACTTCAAACGTTAACTTCGTAGTTACAATTAACGAGCACTTCTACAAAGCCGCAGTAGCGGGAATATAATAGTTAGAATAGGAGATAAAACATGGCTATATCACGAGGACAACTAGTTAAGGAACTAGAACCAGGCCTGAATGCACTATTCGGACTGGAATATAAACGTTATGAGAATCAGCATGCTGAAATATATGTAACAGAAACTTCAGACAGAGCGTTTGAAGAGGAAGTTATGTTATCAGGTTTTGCAAAAGCAGCAGCTAAACCAGAAGGATCTGCAGTAACTTTTGACACAGCTCAAGAGACTTACACAGCTAGATACACTATGGAAACTATTGCACTTGCATTCGCGATCACTGAAGAAGCGATCGAGGATAACTTGTATGACAGACTTGCTTCTAGATATACAAAAGCATTAGCTAGATCTATGGCGAACACAAAACAAACTAAAGCAGTTGATCCATTGATCAATGGTTTCACTGGAGGTAGCTTTACTTCTGGTGATGGTAGTAACTTATTCGTTACAAACCACCCAACGATCGCTGGAACAGTGTCTAACACTTTAACAACTCAAGCAGACCTTAATGAAACTTCATTAGAAGATTCATTAATTCAGATATCTAAGTTTACTGATGAAAGAGGTCTAAAAATTGCAGCAAGAGGAAACAAAATGATTGTTCCTTCTGAGCTACAATTTACTGCTGAGAGATTGATGAAGTCACAAGGTAGAACATCAACAGCTGACAACGATATCAACGCAATCGTTTCTATGGGAATGGTTCCTCAAGGTTACAGAGTGAACAATTTCTTAACTGATCCTGATGCGTTCTTCTTTATCACTGACGTACCAAATGGTATGAAGTATTTTGAAAGATCGCCTATCAGAACAGCAATGGAAGGTGATTTCGATACTGGTAACGTAAGATACAAAGCTAGAGAGAGATACAGATTTGGTGTCTCTGACTACAGAGGTATCTTCGGAGTATCTGGAGCGTAATCGTATAAAATTTGAGGCGGGACATAGTTCCGCCTCATTTCAACAATAGAAAGAAAAAATGAAACAATTTCTAGTAAATATATGGGCTTATGACCATCATGGTAAATTTACTGTTATGTCAGAAGATAACCCAGCCTCGCTAGAAACAGCTATACTTGACAAACTGGGAGAAAAAAGTATAGTTTGGGAAAAGACGGGAATGTTCGGCCCGTTAAACAGAATAACTTATGAGGAAGTTATCTATGATACAAGACCTATACAAACAAAAAAGGTCCTTGGAGTTGAAGTGGGAACAGGAGCATCTATCTAATGGTAGATATACTCTTGAAATGGTCAGAATTGATGACAAAGTTAGACAAGTCATTACTGAGATCAAGCTGGAAGAAGCAGCTATTGCCCACAGACAAAACACTGTCGAAGGTGCAGCTCCACAAGTTTCAGTAGCTACTTAATAAAAAGCTACATCGTTGGAAAAAATCCACTCCACACTACAGGCTCTCTTGCACTCTACTAAAATCTAGTATATAAATTAATCACTATACAAATAAGTTCGTGTAGACGAGTATAGTCGACGGCCTAAAGACTGCATGAACGTAATTAGGAGGATAATACTATGGCAAATACTACATTTGATGGACCGGTACGATCACGTGCTGGATTCCAATCAATAGGACCAGGATCAACTGTTGCGTTGACTTTAGCTACTGATTTAACAGTTAAAGACCACGCAGGCAGAATTCTTACTATGGACCCAACTGGAACACCTACTGCGATTACTTTACCAACAATCGTTGGTGGAACTGATTCAGCATCTGCGGGACCAGGAAGAGATCCAAACAACCCAAGCACAGTCGGTACAACTTTTGAAATTCTTTTCATTGATGAATTCACTGGAACTATTTCAACTGATGGAAACGATAAGTTTGTAGGTTCAGTAATGATCGGTGTTGATGATGGCGCGAAAAAAGCTTTCGTACCTGGAGCAACAAACGACGTTGTAAACTTAAACGGAGAAGCGGGAACTGCTACTAAAGGTGGTTTAATCGGATCTAGAATTAAGTTTACTGCAACTGCAGCTGGAACTTATATGGTTGAAGGTTTATTAATTGGTGCAGGCACAATCGTTACACCTTTTAGTAACTAATAAATAATTAGATGTGGGCCTTCGGGCCCGCATAAAATTTTAAGGAGAAAATATAAATGACAACATTTGGATCATCAATTGATGGAGCAGCGACTAACGTAACGACTGAAACTAAAACTGTTCAGTCTGGAAGAACTAGAGTATATGGAGTTCATGTATCTGGTCCTAACGTGGCTGGAGTTTTAGAGCTTAAAGATGGTGGATCAGGTGGAACATCAAAAGTAAAATTAAACAAGGCTGCTCATGTTCATGACATGACAATTAATTTCCCTGTACCAATTTTATTTAAAACAGATGTTTACTCTGCATTTACTACGGAACAGATTACAGCTATAACTGTTTTCCATAGCGGCGGAAACAACGCATAGGAGGTTTAAGTGGCTTTCTCAGGCACAACTACATTCGAGAAAACTTTCTCGATCGACGATATTATAACTGAGGCTTTTGAAAGATTAGGCTTCTTTGATTACTCAGGTAATGACTTAAAAACAGCAAGACGTTCTTTAAACATAATGTTTCAAGAATGGCAAAACAGAGGTACGCACTTTTGGGAAATTGCTGAAAATACTTTTACATTAGTTTCAGGTCAAAACGAATATACAATTTTTAGATCTACAACTGATGGAACGTCAAGTCCTACAGCCGTTTATGGTGCTTCAGATATTCTTGAAGCTAGTTTTAGAACGACTGCTAACGTTGACACTCCTCTTTCAAAAATAAATAGATCTCAATATTCTGCGTTTTCAAATAAAACTGCAACAGGGCAACCCTCACAATATTGGGTACAAAGATTTATAGATAAAGTTACAATGACTTTATATTTAACACCTGGCGATACACAAGCAGGAAACTTTATACATTTTTATTATTTAAAAAGAATTCAAGATGCAGGAGATTATACTAACGAAGCAGATGTAGTTAATAGATTTGTACCATGTATGTGTGCAGGTTTAGCTTATTATCTGTCTATGAAAAAAGCTCCACAAAGAACACAAGAATGTAAATTAATTTATGAGGATGAATTAAACAGAGCGCTACAAGAAGATGGTTCACCAGCGAGCGTTTACATTTCTCCTAAAACTTATTATCCGGAGATATAATGGCGAAGTTTGCAAAAGGTAAATATGCATTAGCAATTTCAGATAGGAGTGGTCAAGCATTTCCTTGGAGACAAATGGTTACTGAATGGAATGGTGCGTTTGTGCATACTTCTGAATACGAACGTAAACAGCCACAGTTAGAACCAAAACCTTTTGTAGCTGATCCACAAGGATTAGAACAAGCAAGACCACAAAACTTTCCATCTAATCAAATCGGTGGTGGTAACATGGTAGCTAGTTTAACTTTACCAGGTGACTTTGCATTTCAAACTGTTAGTAATGGTAGTATGGTTCCTGACGATCCGGGAGTGATAAATGGTAGAAGACAAGCAGTAGCAAGATTAGGGAGTGTAACAATTAATATATCATGACGTACGATGAATTAAAAACAAAGATTAGAGATTATACAGAAGTGTCAAGCACGGTATTAAGTGATACTATTGTAAATGGAATT